CGATTAATGCAAACCAATCGAGAGATTTTTGAATCTGCTCCTGGTATTATTGCTCAATCTAAGGAATGGCATGATTTATATGAATATGTTACTACACATGGTAAGGATCGTATTATTGCTGGTGATTATAAAGCTTTTGATAAGCGTATGCCTCCTTGCATTATTTTAGGAGCTTATAAAATTTTATATAGACTCTGTGCAAAAGCAGGTTATACGAAAGATGATCTCAAAGTCATTTGGGGAATTGCAGAAGATACTGCATTTCCTTTGATTGATTATAATGGTGATTTAGTTGAAGTTTTCGGATCTAATCCTTCTGGTCACGCTTTAACAGTAATTATTAATGGTTTAGCAAATTCATTGTATGTGAGATATTCATATTTAAGTTTGAATAAAGCTGATGAATTGTTAAGCTTTACACAAAATGTGAAATTAATTACTTATGGCGATGATAATGTTATGTCTGTTAGTGAAAAAGCACCCTGGTTTAATCATACTAGTATGCAAAAAGCATTAGCTGATATAGATATAACATATACTATGGCTGATAAAGAAGCTGAGTCCGTTCCTTATATTGATATTAAGGATGCTTCATTTTTAAAACGCACTTGGAGATGGGATAAAGATATGAATACATATCTTTGCCCTTTAGAAGAAGATTCTATAAATAAATCTCTCATGGTATGTTTTCATGACAGAAAGAAACTTGAGATGGAACCACGTTGTGTGGCCATCATTAAGAGTGCTGTTAATGAATATTTTTTCTATGGAAAAAATAAATTTGAGGAAAAGAGAAAATTCCTCCAAAAGATCGCTGATGATAGCGGTCTTAAAGAATGGTATGAACCTATTTATGAACAAGTTTTCCCAACTTGGGATGATTTGAAGAATAGGTTTAATAAAAACTCAGAATAATCTGAGTGCTTTTACGGTGATAGCTGTATTGTCGTGCTGAGGCAAACCAAAATATAGCATGTATATGTAGTTACTGTATAATTTATATATTTTATATGATTTGAGTATTTTTATAAGAATGGATATATACATATTTTCTTACCTGGGCGATCCCCAAAATTCTTCTTTAAGAAAGTGTTGGTTGGACACACAATAAATCATGTCTACCACATGGATGGTTTTTAAGTGTGGTTAGTAAATAATTAAACTGCTAACTGTTTAACGAAAAAGAGTTTTGATGTAGAACCTCTTACAAACTACATCAATATCGATAAACTTCGATATAATAAGTACGACCTCACGGCCGCACAAAGGGCAGATTTTAGTATCTACCTTGCAGATAATATCGCTAAATATAGATATTATTTTGATATGATGAGTTTCTATGAAACAGTCAAATATGAAGATTACCTTTTTGCATATTATATGCTCGTAACTCGTGGTGTATTTGATCATGAAGAATTTCAAATACCTCTATTGCATCCTCGAGGAGACTTTTGTTTTCTAGAGGAGGATATAGATTTAATACATGAGTATATGGGCAATTTGCAATTGCAATCTGA